ATCAACATAGTTGGTGCACCATGCGAGACTCGAACTCGCACCAGCGCCTTGAGAGGGCGCCGTCCTGACCGGTTAGACGAATGGTGCATAGTGGCGATCCCCAGGGGAGTCGAACCCCTCTCTCCAGATGGACAGTCTAGCGTCGTAGCCGATGGACTAGGGGACCAAAGTAAATTGCGTGTCGATGCCATTTTAAGGCCGTGCGTCGCCACCGACTCCCACTGAACTCACCACAAGTTCAGCTGTCGGCCGTGCTTTCCCCTATCGACTGGGGCGGCTGGTTAAGCCACTTTCACCTTGACGCAATGATGGTGGAGATGGTCGGGATCAAACCGACGACCTATTGCTTGCAAAGCAATTGCTCTCTCAGCTGAGCTACATCCCCGATGTGGTAGCCGATGACGGATTCGAACCGCCGACATCCTGCGTGTAAAGCAGGCGCTCTTCCGCTGAGCTAATCGGCCATGATGGTGCACCGTGCCGGACTCTAACCGGCACTTCCCGACTTGAAAGGCCGGTGTCCTTAACTTTAGACGAACGGTGCGTTAAGCTTTTGTCGTAGTGATCTTAGTCACGCCAGTCTTAGCGTCGTGGTCGACGTGGTGGGCGTGAAACTCTACGTCTGGGTGATCCTTCTTCAGCGACAGGAAGGCGTTGAGATTTGCCTTCGAGTCGTCGTAGAGGTGCGCCTTCTTGTATCCGTTCTTACGTATCTGATCGGACATGATGCGCTTCTTACCCTCGGCGGGAGGCAGACCTAAGTTGCCGGCTCGCCTAACGTGCATCTTGTGAATGTCTAACCCAAACCGCTTCATGTGGTGGGCGAACTTATCTTTGTCGTCGAAGTCAGACCGAGCCGTGACGATCTCTACGTTCTTGTTCTTCTTGTGGATCGCCTTGATCTTCGACAGCATCTTGCGAATCGGCTTAGCGGTCTTACCAAACTTCTCAGCCGACCGGAACTCACTGAAGTCGTAGTGGTGTCCGGGCTGCAGCTTGTGCGTGTTGAACTGCGAGTTCGTCAGACTCTGCACGTGGTTGCCGTGCTGGTCTCTGACGTGAATGCGCAGCTTGTCGTTGTCGTAGTGAAAGAGAGTGTCGTCCATGTCGGTGAAGTGTGCCGTGTCAGACTTCGGATCTCTCTCCTCAGCGATGAACGACCTGAACGACAGCATGGCACTCTCCTCTCCCGTGTATTTATGGTTGCGGAGGCACGAGTCGAACGTGCGCGGTCCTGGGTATGAGCCAAGATGGGACCCGGTCCTCTCCGCAACTGCGATGCTCACTCGAGCAAAATTGGTGCGGGTACCACTGCACTGGCGCTTCCCGCGTGGCTTTCGTGATGCAGTACGGACGGTTGATAGGGCTCAACGGTCAAAGCCATGCCACTCCTGGATTTTACTCGCTCCGTTACCGCCAGAGCTTTCATCCTCAGTCCCGCCCGTTCGAACCCTTGTAGACCGGCGGCTCGCAGCCTCGTTCCGCGATACCGGTGACTCCCTACTGGAGTCGACTCTGGACTTCATTTCCAGAGTCATAACCATTTATACGACAGTCTGGTACGTATGTCAACGACTTTTTGCACCAGACTTCGACCGGCTTCCTCACCGACCGTTATGTCATTTATACAACGGTTCGAGACCGTTGTCAACGACAAAAAAACTAAGGCCGATCCCAACTTGGTCTCGGCCTTTTCTAAGTACTCTTAAGATGTACGCAGAGCCGAGCTAGTCTATCTTGAGACCTCGCGAATATTCCAATGCATTTGTTTCTGATCTCGGCACAGAACGTTGAGTCTCCTTTTGTCCATGTTCTATATATTACTTAGAATCGGTAAGTAACTGCTGGAACGACAAAAATTTCTTTAGTCTCGATCGTCACTCTAGTCTCACTGCCTAGACCGACGCACGGGTTGGTCTTTACGTCTGACGTGCACATCGACGAGCAGCCACCGAGGGCTAGAGCCAGAGCTAAGACTCTCACTCGAACGGCCTCTCGAGTCGGATCGAACCGTGGATCGCGTCTCGAACGTGGTCGTGCTTAGCCTCGCCTCGGCGGTGGAACCCAAAGACGTTGGCGACCACGAGCGTGTCCGACTCACAGACTACGGCCTCCTCGAACAGGTCCATGTCTCTAAGCTCGCTGAGAAACGCTCTGAGCGAACCCTCGGCGTGACCGTACGTGCGCTCGACCTCGATCTTGTGGTCGTAGAACGTAAGGCTCTGCTGGTGAATGAAGTCCAGCCTCTCTCGGTTCAGTAAGTGAGACCGACTGACATAGTGGAACGGGCCGTCTTCCAGCCTCACAGCATCGGGAAAGTACCAGAACTTAAGAGCGCTAAAGTACGTGTCCTGGTGGTGGACCTTCTGTACGTCGCCGTCACCAGGTGCGTTCTTTACTCTCTGAAAGAATGAGTTGAGAGACACCTGAGAGTTGCCGTCAGCATGGTCTTCACCGAGAGCGTGGCAGTCGAACGCGACTCGGCGAATCTTAGCTAGGCACCGGCGAGACGTCTCGTGGTCGTGAGCCAAGACCAGGTTGGCTCCGTTCTTAGCCGTCGACACGGGCAGCGTCTTGATCATCTCGGATATATCCGACGCCGCCTCGTCGCCCATGAAGTTTCTGACGCAGGTGATGCCGTTGATGTCGTACTCGATGGCGTGAGTCGTGTCGCATGGGTGCAGGCGGCGACGAACGTTCTGAGCCGCACGAGCCATCCATGCTCGAGCCGCATGGATTCCGCGGGCTGCATCTACTCGAGTCAGTCGCATGGAGTGCAGGTTCTTAGCGCTACTCATTAGTTCCGTCACGTCAGCGGTCGGTGCGATCGATGCGAACAGCTTGCGAGCCGCATCATTGACGACCGACAGAGACTGCGTCGAGTTAGCGGCAAACACTAAGTCGTCGGCCAGCTTTAGTTCCTCCGCAGTGTACTGCCCGCTGTCTCTGAGAATGTTTAGAAGCGCGTAGCTCATCCCACGACTCCGACACTCTTGCAGTAGCGCGACATCTCGTCGATGAAGAGCAGGTCGCCGGCCGTAGCCGAGTACGGACCGTCGCACAGAGACTCGCCTGCGAAGTGAATGCGCTTATTTGGATCGAGAACGAGCGTGCTGGCCACAAAAGCCGACGGCGCCGCCACCACGGCGTTGGCGTTGAGAAGCGTCACCCAGTCCTCGATGGGTGTCGACTCGGGATTGAACTCGGCGCCGATCTGCGACGCCACGCTCTCGCCTAGAGTGCGGTCGTTAGACACCACGAGGTCGATCTTCAAGCCGACGCGATCGGCCAGGACCTTGTACGCCTCGGCGCTCGCCACCGACTTGTCGCCGCCGCGGCAGTGCATGACCTGAAGGAGTAGGCCGCTGAACTTGTGCTTCTTTGGCTGAAGCCACTTGCTGAGCGTACGCTCGCGCGTGTGGTAGACGGCCTCGGCGGCACCCGGCTCCCAGTACGGTGTCTTTCTCATCTCGTCCTGGTGGCGAATCTCGCACTTGACGTCGAACACTTGAGTCAGCTTCTCGGTGGCATCGTAGTGCAGCCCGGCGGTGTTGACGACGATGATGGGTTCCTCATCGTCGTGCAGGCGACTCAACGCTACGAACGACTGAAGGATCTGAACTCCCATCTGACCGCGGATGTGCACTCTCACTTCGCTATCCTCTCTAGGTTATCGTATGTCAGCGTCATGACGTTGTCGAACTGCGTGTCAACCTCGAGCAGTCGGCTGTCTCGTGGAAACACAAAGTACAGCTCAACGTCAAAGTTTCGGCGCGCCACCCACTCGAGGTACCGGCGTCGACCGGAGTTCTCCTCGTAGATGGCTCGCGTCTCAGGACCGTAGTTCGCAGTGTTCTCAAAGATGTTGCTGACCGAAGCCGACCGATCGTCGATCAAGAAGTCGAAGCCGAGGCACACCACGCTTCGGTGGCCGGCCTTAATCGCTTCTCGAATCGCGTTGATGCCGGCGTTGCTTCGAGCACGCATGGGGTTGCACTCGCGCGGCTCCCACTGCTCGTCGAGGGGAGGGACGATGAACCTCGACTTTGGAAAGTCGCTTCGGTCGACCTCCTCGATCATACCTGGATCGATAGCGACCAAATAGTCGGGAAGTTCGTAGCCTGGAGCAAACTCTCGATAAAGCGCGTTGCAGCCGTAGACTACGCCTCGGCCTCTCAGCCGACGTATGTCGAACGACGACCGACTCCTTCCGTTTCCAATTACGAACGCCGTGCTCACGCTTTTGGCCACCCCTTAGTCAAGTCCGGCATAGCGATGTCGACGGCCTCGCGAGAGATGCGGACGTCCTTGTTCTTGATCCTGAGCATGAACTTAGCGTCTTCCGGATCGAGCGACTCAAGGAGAGTGATGAACATCTGCTCTCGCTTTGCCTGCTTGGTGTTCATTCCTTCCTGAGTGTTCGTGAAGTACTGAAACATCTTAGTGTCGGAGTGCAGGCGACCCTCGGCGTCGGCCGCCTCGAACAGCGGCTTGTACGGCGGGTCGGTCTGAGGAAGCTTCCACTCGACCTGAGGGTGCAGTGTGTAGAGGAGTACGTCTCGAACAGAACGACTATCTGCCGCTCGAAGCCGAGCGACCTGCTCACCGACGTCCTTGGCCGACTCGATCTCAGAGATTATCTTAGATAGCTTCTTCATCATCTTGCGTCTCCTTAGGCTTATGGATAGTCGACTTGTGGCTCGGTGTCATAGCGGCGGTCATTACATAAGATAGGTGTTCTACACTCTCGAGTGATGTCGCAGTAAGTCACGAATACAAAATCGACACCGTGCGTGGCGCATCTGAACCAAGCGTACTCAGAGTCTCGAAAATCACGCGCGCCGCTCGTCTGATGAATCAAACACTTATCAGTCATCTTCATTTTTTTGTTCCGCGGCGGCGCGAGCTCGACTTACCATCTTGGCGGTGGCGTACCCAGCCTGAATTACGAGCGCGTCTCCGAGGTGGCCGTTGTAGCTAGCCTCTAGAATGCGGTCGAGGTCTCGCCGACTTATCTCGTCAGTCATGAAGTTTAGTGTACCGACGTGCTTCTGATCGACCTCGACTGGAGGATCGTCGTGATCCATATCGGCCACGAGGAACGCGTCCTCCGCGGCCTCAGCATCGTCTGCCTCAACCACGTAAGTGTTTCGGAAGCAGCTCATGACTTCGATCTTGAAGAGTGGCATGTTAGAACTCCGCGATAGCTTCAGTCAACTTGCGGAGGCGCTTCTCCACGAAGTATGAGAACATCTTACTGCGAGGCGCCGGCTTGGCATCGTCGAGCGCTGCTAGGATGGAGTCGCGAACGTCGGTCGGAATGTGAGACAGGTCGATCAGCTGCTCGTTGCGCCTGTAACCGCGAAGCATGGCGTCGTCGCAGAAGTCGCTCGGGTTCATAGTCACCCACTCCGCCAGCTTGGTTCGAGACAGCGGGCGCTGACGCTTGTTAGCGACGAAGGTGTCGTCTTCTGACAGAAAGTTTGGAATACCGTCGCCACGGTCGCCGAGGAGGATGTGTTCGCGAAGAAACCGCTCGGCGTTGTCGATCGCGATCATCTTCTTCTGAACCGGCGCGTACTGATACACGTTGCCGTACCGAAGGAGCTGACCGAAGTCCTTGTCGCCAGACAGCACCAGAAGCTTCTCGCCTGCGTTGAGGATCGAGCCGCGGTCGATGCAGACCGCACCGATGATGTCGTCGGCCTCGGCTCGAGGGACCTGCACGACCTTGTACGGCATGTGCTCCTTGAGCTCGGCGCGAATCATGTGCATCGCGTCGAAGAGCACCTGCCAGTCGACGTCGGACTTCTCACGGTCGCGCCGCCGGTGCGCCTTGTAGTGCGGATAGACTTCGCGACGCCAGTACTGCTTGTCGTCGATGCAGATCACGAGCTCGCCGAACTCCTGACCAAACTTCTTATTGTACATGCGTAGGCTGTTGAGAACCATGTGCCTGACCATGGACTCGTCTACCACCGTGGCCCCAGAGCCGACCTCGTGGTGGCTGTTGGACGAGTGAATGTGAACCATCAGGTTCGAGATCATGACTTGGTTGAGGTCGACTAAGATCACGGCGTCATCTCCATGCTACTAGCTAATTATATCAGGAGACTCGCTCCGTGTCAACGCCATCTTTGCTTCAGCCTCGGTTATGAACTGCGGCATGAGCGCGTGAAGAGGATGTTCTATGCTCAGGCCGCGGTAGGCCGCGGCTCTTAGGCACTCCATGGAGAACCCAAACATACGAAGCACTTCACCGTCCTTGAAGTCGACACGGTTGGAGGCTAGGGCTGCGGCGAACACCTCTAGGCAGTTGTCGACTATGATGTCGATGCTGACCTTCTTACGCTCGTCCTCTCCACCTCGGCTGTCGACCTGAGACGGAGTGCGGACGATCCGACTCGTTGGAAACTTAAACACCTTGGGTTCGTCGCTCATCGCACCACTCGCAGTAGGATGGTCTGGTCGTTCAGGCGACCGTTGGGTTGAGACATCTTAGTCTTGATGTCGAGGAACGCCTTGTCGGCCGCCTTCGGTCCGCCGGTCGATACGCTCGGCAGCATCGACTCGGGCTTGCGAAGTCGCTTCTGCCCGGCGACGGCGTACCCAGTCAGCGTAGACCCACGGACCTCGAACTCACCCTCGGCCCACTCGTACCGAGCCAGAGCCTTAGTCTTGACGTTGTAGGTCCAGAGCACTCGAGCGCCGACGATGCTAGTCGGTGCGACGCTCACAAGCTTCAGTCCGGAGTGCTCGCGCAGGTACTTGACTCGCTTAGTCAGCTGGTCGGCGGTCTTGACGCGCTTCTTACGTGGAGCGCGTGCCTTCTTAGTGTTTCCGCTCCAGGTCTGACACTCAGTCACGATCTTATCGACGAACTCTCGGAACGCTCGGAGCTGCTTCTTCGAGTACGTGCGGTACGCCTCGCGAAGCTGGTCGTCTCCACCATCGACAGCCTCTGCCAGCTCGTCTCGCAGACGAGAGAAGTGAGCGGCGACGCGGTTGGCGATCGGACTCGGAGTGGAGCTGCTCTTCAGCGTGTCGTACATCGACCACTCGCTCGAGCACTTGTTTCGTACGAACTCGTCGATCTGAAAGTCGACCTCGGCCACGAAGTAGCTGTCGGGGCTGACGCGAACGCGCTCGGCTACGGGCTCGGCCTTCTTCTCGACTCTCTGAGTAGTGGATGCTAAGAGACCGTCGAGACGAGCGCGAAAGCGCGCCATCATGTCGTCGCGAAGAGTCAGACCGCGGCTCATCATTCGAGCTAGGGCACCGATCGTTCCTTGAAACTTCCAGTCGGGAAGCTCGCTGAGAGCGTCGACTCGAGACGAGTACGCGCTCTGCGTGGACATCCACTCGCCGAGAAACTCTCGGCACTGCTTCTCGTCCACCATGTAGTTGTACCAGTTCAGCGCCTTACCAAGGTCTGCTTCCGTAGCTGGACCAGACCAGGTCGGCTCCTCGCCGAGGTACTTCGTGTCAAAGCCACGAGGCACGATCGTGCGAGTCGCGCGCTTCTTAACGCTCTTGAGTAGGTTCTTTCCCATAGTCAGATTATACCACGGCGGCTACTCATTGTCAATCACTCATACGTAACAGTATCTGAGTCTCCGAGACGCCACTTTGGATTGGTCTCCACCACGTACTTCTTCGTGCAGACCTTGAAGTCTGGAAAGAGCATCTCTTTTGGGTTGCTCGCCGCGTCAAAGAATATGACTCGATTGTTTGGTTGAGCCGCATACTGACCGTTAGACAGCTCGATGAAGTTGAAACTCTTGTGATCTTCTGGACTCTCAGCGAAGCTGGTGTCTATCATGTTGAGGTCGGGTGACGCGTGGTCGACGGTGAACATGTAGTTCCCGTGGTGAAACTTCTTATCCTTAGCGTAGAACTTGCAGCTTAGGTTCCTGAGAAACGCTTTCTGAATCACCGCCATGTCGTAGCTGAAGCAGTCCCAGATCTGAAGCGTGTCGAGAGAGAGGAACTCTTCCGGCTTTAGGTCAGTCTTCCTGCTCACGAATGCGTCGAGAGGCAGCTTGTCGTACATTGCGCCGTATCTTGGTAGGTACACCTCTATGCGAAACGCTTGACCACGTATGCTCTTCAGACTGATCCATATGCACGGCTCGAGTTCTCCGTGACCACTCTTGAAGTCGTAGAGGTACTCGCGCCTGACGAAGCAGTTGACTGGCGGAAGGTTTGATACTAAGAAGCTCATTCTGATTCTCTATGTCAGCGACTTCAAGAATCCGGTCCACTGAGTTGCTCGATAGTCCCAGCTGTAGAAGTTGTCGAAGTAGGTCTTCTGGTACTTCCTCTTATTGACTCCGCCATCGCTGCGGTAGTTGCGAATGACCGACATCAGCACGCTGTAGAAGATGTTGGCGTGCTGGTTGTAGTCCTCGACGAATGGGTACATCGAGGCGAAGTTAGCGCATGTCTCAGGCAGAGCAGCGAACGACGGGCACACCACCTCGCAGCCGGCTGACATAGCCTCGAGGACCGAGATGCACGAGGTCTCAGGCCAGATGCAGGGATACGCATAGATGTGTGCTCGCTGCAGCGCCTCTCGAACCACGTCGTTCGGCTGAAAGCCGTGGTACGTCATGTTGGGGTGGCGCTCGATGCGCTGGAACAGCTTGGCGTAGTCCTCGTCTCGCTTACCCCAGCCGTAGATCTTAAAGGACGAGAACACGTCGAGATGAATGCCAGGCACGCTCTCAGCGATCTTCTCGACCACCGGAACGAGTAGGTCCAGGCCGCGGTGCGGCGTGGTGTGATAGACCAGGCGAATGTTTCCCGTCGGCTTCTCGTGCTCGGGGATCGGAACGATGGCGTTCTGTAGAACCACACCGTCGCTGTGCGGGACGCCGCGCCCGATGTTGTACGTCGCCTGCTGGTAGTGAGACACGAACACTAGCTTAGTGAACCGCTTGCGGCTTTCCTCCTTCTCGAGGTGCTCAGACTCCGGGTCGTCCCAAGTGTCGTGAAGCCACAGTATGTTCTTCTTGCTCTGGTCGACGGTCCGAACGCGAGAGCAGATGATGTTGAACTTATCGAGGAGGTCGGCTGGGACTCTCTTCTTGAGACCAGCCATCATCTGCTCGGTGCCACCCTGTGATCCGATGTGAGCGTAGGTCCCGTCTGTAGCTGGACCCATCGAAGTCGCTAGGGCTTTGAGCTCCCCGGCATCGATGCCACCGGTCACGTTGATCTTAGTCACTGGTCACGTCCTCCTCAAAAGCATGACGACTCTATATCTATCTATCGACTAGCCAGCCCTCGGTGAGTTCTCGATCGCGATGATGGAGTCGATTCGGAACGACCTCCATCCCCCAGACGTGATGTCCCACACAACCAACACGTCGGGGTTGTCGCGCGTCGTAGTGTTCTCGATGTCCAGCTGCACGGGAAGGAACTTCTCGAGGAGAGTGCAGTCCATGATTCGTGTGTCGCCGTTCTTCTTCTTGAACGTGACGGTGATCACGCGGTCCTGAGCCAGTGCGCGCACGGCATCTTTGGTCCACTCAGTCATGCGGAACCTCCCAGGTAGAATCGTCTTCGACGTGATCGTGTGCATCATCGGTCCACGTCTTATTGTCGACCTCGACGCGAAGGCCGCTTATCTCGAACTGCAGCGCTCGAAGAAACACTGCGAACTGATCTGCGACGTCCTGGTGAGTTGCAGAGTCAGGCATGGAAAACTCGTGATTGATGTGAATCGCTCGTCTATCGTTTCCCATCATGGTGCAGTTTAGTCTAAACACGAAGTCGCTATCGCACTGTTGCATACGAATCTTATCGTTGCTCATGGTCATCCCCTTCTTGATCTGGAGCCGAGTGTGGCTGGGTCTTCGCTCTTAGACGCGAGCTGGTACCCACCCTTGTTGTACAAAGGCATGGCTCGCGATGCCTTCTCACGGATAGCGTCCACAGTGCCCGCCGACTCGCCGGAGTCGCGGCGCCACTCGTGATCCGTGAGGATCGAGCGCTTCGACGCGACTCCGGCGGGTATGGCGTTCGAGAGTGCCGGAAGTGCAGCTGACATCTGCTCTTTCTCGGCGCGGAGCAGCTTACGCTGCGTGCCGGCCGTCACTCCTCGAACGCCAACGGACTTTAGAAACTTAGCGTACTCAGCCTCGGCGCGAAGCTGCGACGCGGTCTTGACGCGCGGCTTAGCTCGACTCGATGCGTATGAGTTGAAGTACGGAGGCATGAGGCCCATGTCAGTATCCCGTAGCTTTGCATTCACCAACCTATAAGAGTATAGTACCACGACGGCGACGAGATGTCAACTATTTGTTTTCAAGTACTCCGCGCTGAAGCGTGACTTTGTCTCGAATCTTAGCCTGAGTGGCTCGCTTGATGATGTTCAGCGCTTTCTGCGGGTCGCAGTTTCCGCACATGAAGACGTCGACCGCAGCGTATCCATGCTCCGGCCAAGTGTGGACGCTGGCGTGGCTCTCAGCCAAGACTACCACGCCCGTGACTCCACCCTCGTCTCCAAACTTATGAAAGTGAGAGTGAAGGATCGTTGCTCCGGCGGCCTCGCAGGCCGCTCGGAACAGCGTGTCGAGCAGCGACTCGTCTCGTAGGACCTCGACGTCGCAGTCCCACAGTTCTGCGATGGCGTGCCTGCCGAGGCGAGTCACTGTCTTCTCCAGCACGTCAGTCGTCCGCGGACTTAGAGAACGACGTCCACTGGTTCCAGCTCTTCAGCGACGAGCCGGGAGACGCGCCGGCCTCTCGAGCGTCGCGAACTAAGAACGACGAGCGGACCTGCTGGGGATTGAAGTAATCGACTGCGATGCGCCGGGCAGTGTCACCGTCGAAAGGCTTACAAGAGAAGATGTCGATGTACGCGTCTCCGTTCTTATCGACGAAGTGTCCGGTGATCGACGACGTCTCGATGAGCTGCACCATCGAGTAGCCGGCAGCGTCTGCGTTGTGCGTAGCGAAGTGCTCGATCATCGGCGGGCCGTACGCCTTCATGTCGATCCCGACGACGAGTGCCTTGACGAACTCAGCGATGTTGTCGCGACTCCGAACCTTATCGACGTCGCACGAGCGGCAGTCCATGATGTAGTGGTATCCCCAGTAGCTCACTTCAGTGTCTCCTTAGATTCTTGAGTTAAAGTCAACGTCAGTCGTGTCGTACGTCCAGTCGCACCATCCGGCTAGAAAGCCCATCCTCACTTCCTCGTCGAAGACGTGCGGCGCAGTGAGCCACCCGTCCAGTGCGTCGCTCGCCGGTTCCCCGTACTGGTCGTAGTGCCTCTCGACGTTCATAGTCACGACGTCGTAGTCGGAGCGACCAAAGGTAACCACGGGCTTGCCGTAAACGACAGCCTCGAGTCCCACACCAGAGTTCACGCAGGCGACTAAGCGAGAGCCTGCGATGAGTTGGTGCACTGAAGCGTCGTCCACCCAAGTCGCGTGGTCGTATTTATACGCGATATTCTTAAGGTCGATCATGCTGCCAGGATTGACTGGGTGGCCCTTCACGACTACGCTGAGACCGACTCGAGCCGCTGACTCCAGAGTCTCGACCAGCGCTCGAGCGACGGACCAATTGCTGTGCGATCGTATCGTCTCGTCGTGCGGCAGCTGGCACGGAAAGAACACGTAGTCGCTCGGCAGCTTGATCTTATGATCGAGCGGAGGCTGCTCAAACTTACTCTCGTTTCGTTGAGATCTAACTCTGAGGGCGCCGATCGCGCGTAGCGTTTTCTCATCTCTATCGCGAAGGAGACGATGACCCTTAGAGATCAGTTCGAAGCACGGGTAGGTTAAGACACCGCCGGCCCACCCGAGACGGTCTACATAGAACCTCTCGGGAAACACCGTCTGCATGTAGTACCTAACCGTCACGCGCGGATCAGATACAGAAAATGTCTTAGCTTCACGATGCGGAACATACACCAGATCGAACGCATCGCCGTTGACTTCGCTCGGACTGAACTGCCAGAGCGGCTTCTCACGATCCTCAACGAAGTCACCTCGGTCGCGATGAGCATCGACTATTCGGTCGATGAAGTTGATCCAGTGCCGTCGAATCGGTGGTATTGAACCTCTCTCGGACGGAACGGCACCCTCCTTGAAGGTGACGTCCATCCTGGGCCTGAGCATTAGGACGCGAATACGAACCTCCTCTCGAGATCATGCTTCATTCGTGTGTACGTCAAGTTGTTGTACTTTCGATCGCCCTTGCCCGTCCAGATGAACGAGTCTGACCTAAACTCCCAGTCCATGTCGAGCTGAGTGAACTTGTGGAGGTGTCCCAACTCTTCAACTCTTAGAGACGTAGCAGCTCGGCTCAGCGCGACTTGATCTACGAACCACTGCTGCGGTAGAGTCTCGATCTGTCTAGCCACTTCGTTGATGAATCGATGTCCGACCGGAGAGTCCTGAACGTAGACTAGGCCGGCAGCTACAGTCGTTCCCTCTCGCTCCCAGCCGACGGTGCCCGGAAGCGACTCTCGAGTGAAGAGACCGATCGGACGAGACGGCTGTTGTACAGGCTGAATGAATAGGCAGTCGATGTCGGTTATGAGAAGCGACGTCGTCTCCTCAGAGTCTCGCATTCTTTGAGCAGCATACTTGAACCTGGCGCAGGCGTATCCGACTCGATCCATCGGTGGAGCGTTCTCTGCTCGCTCTATGACGCACACTCGACCAAAGCGCTCGCTCTCGACGTAGGACCGCATATCCTCGGCTTTACTTGAAGATGCGTCGACCACCACGATCTCGAACTTAGTCCCAGTCTCGATGCACGACTGCATGTATGCCGGTCCGTGAGCGTAGAAGTACTTCTCGTCGCACGCTGTGAAGGCTAGGTAGCTCACTGTCCCCTCGTGACGTCGAAGCCGTTGGCTGCGGTGTACCCAGCCTGGCTCTTCTTAGAGTACTTGACGAGCTTCTCAGGCACGTACTGCGAAGCACTGTAGCCGGCGCGAGACGCTTCGTCGTACATTCGATCAAATAGCTCGACCACGTCGGCGCGCCTGTGCTGACGAAACTCACCGTCGAACCAGTGCGTCTGCTTGGCTGCTGTGAGGCGCGGCACGGCGTACTTGGCGTGGGGTTGTGTCGACATGTCGGTGTAGTGGAGTATCTTTATCTGGTCGAGCGGATCGTTCTCGCCGTCGAAGTTGTTCCACTGACGGTCGAACACCTGCACCAGCTCCGGGCTGTTCGCAAAGTATGAGAACTGTCGCTGGTGCGCGTTGGCCTGAGACCTCAGGCGGTCGATTGGAAGAATGTGGTTGTACGTCTTTCGACAGTCCCACTTAGCCACGCAGAACCTCCACCCGCCCTTAGCCTGAACGACAGCGTGCGGTACGTCACCGACGTTCCACGGAGCGCGCCACAGCTCGGCTAGGTCGGCCATGATGATCATGTCCGAGTCCATGTAGATCGCTTCTCCGCTGTGACCGCAGTACTCAGGGATTCCCCACCTGAATCCTGAGAACGGCGTCGACCACTCGCTCGTGTTCCATCCGAACCAGAAGCTCTTTGGGTCGGCGCTGACGCGCATCCACACGATGTCTATCGGCAGAGACGAGTGCTTTCGAGCGGTGTACTCGAGAACCATCTGGGACTCGGCGTCCTCGCCGTTCGGTGCGCAGCCTACGAAGAGCTTGATGCGGTCAGTCACAGTAGTCGTACCTCCTGAACAGCATTCCAGTCCTCTGCATGAACGGCTTGACCATAGTCGACACCGACCTTAGAGTGGCCGTCGCCGCAGCGTCGAGCACGAACCCGTGGGCCGCAAAGACTCCGGCCCAGTAGTCTGTCGACCGACAGTTCACGTGGTGGTGGCCGGGGTAGCCAGGCGGAGCCGCAGTCGCCGCCACCACGCGGCAGCGAGAGAACAGGTCCATGTAGCTGGGCACGTACCTCTCCTCGACGTGCTCGAGGAACTCGACCGACCAGCCCAGGTCGTACTTCGGCTCGGCACTCTTAAACGAACCCAGCGTGAAGTCGTGCGTATGAATGCGAGAACCGGGTACCCACACGGACTCGTCGCCGTCGACTCCGTACCACGTGACACCGAGCTTCTCAGCCTCGACGCGCATGCCGCCCGGGCCGCAGCCGACATCGACCATCGTCGCCACGTCGTAGTTATCGACGAGCCACTTCAGCGACCCGACGTCTACGTGCGTCTTATTGAGGTGACCGCCTAGATGATCCGGCGTACCGGCTTCGGTCCTGAATGTGACCGGGTATTCTTCTCCACTTGCCGATCGTGTCATTTATGTAGCTCCCATCATCTAGAACTCGCCTATTGAACTGCTCGACGATCTCTGAGAAGTTCACCATGCCTCTCGTCGTGTGTAGGCTCAGTATCTCACGCTTGAACGCTTCTCTGCCATACTTCTCTACGTCTGACTTGAGCCTCTCTGAGGACGAGTAGTAGTCCTTCCAGTCGCTCTCCGACCTAGTCCTGCGCTTCTTGCCTCTCTGCTTTCGTATCTTCTCAAAGTACTTTCTTCCGACGTACATCTCGCCCGTGACCGTGTTCGTGATCAGGTACACGAACCCCGCGAAGCCTTTAGCGTCTTCGTCGTCGAACTCGACACCCTCGAAAGTCCACGGGTTCTCGTAGGTCACTCTTCCTCAGCATCATCCTCTACGTCCTCGTCTATATATTCGTCGACGCCATCGATGATGGCTCCGCAGAAGTGGCAAAAGATGTCTATACCCTTCGCTACCGCGCCCGGGTAGTGCGAGACTTCATACGCGCTGTCGCACGCCTCGCACGTCACGTTCTTCTTTATGAGCTTAGACATCAGCGAGCGCTCAGGTCCACGACCTCGCACGCGCCGGCGGAGCAGGCGAGTTCCTGGCTGCCTACCGTCATGTCGGTCTTCTCGTAGAGTGACAGCACGGACCAGTCGATGACCTTAGGCATCTTAGCCAGAAGTGCCTCGTACTCCTCTCGAGTGCAGTCTTGGTACGGTGCTTGCTTATAGACGTGATCGCTGAACGGTAGGAACGATACGCCGGACATCTTCTCAAAGTTCTTAAACACCCAGGCGCCGACGTCGAGCCACTCGTGTTCTTTAACCGTGACGGTGATGGACGGCTTGTGCTCGCACCAGTTGTCCTGATACAGCTTCCACAACTCGAGCTGTGCGATCGCGCTCATCTCCTCGCGAAACAGTGCGTGCTCCGGCGCTCTGACTGGAAACGAGAACACGTAGGTCGACGCCGGCTTCATCACGTCGTCCTCGACGGGAAAGCTTCCGTCGACCATCATGCGAGCGAGAGGGTCCTTCTTGTCGGCGCGGACGGTGCGAATATAGTACTGACTGTGACGCGCGTGGATGCCAGACGCAGAGTCGACGAGCTGAGACACCGTCCCGCTCGGCTTGACGCAGGTGACGGCCATCGACTGAGACACGCCGAATTTATCGGCCCAGACCACATTGGTGTCGACCGCCTTCTGCCGAAGAGAGCGGAGCAGCTTTGCGGTCTCGCTGTCGCTACCTGTGCCGTTGGTGCCGTTCGTGAGGACGCTGTCGGTTATTCCGGTGAGAGACACGCCCAGGAGGCGCTCCTCGTCGCAGTTCTCCTTCCACTTCTTAGAGATGTACTTAAAGTCAGTGAGCGTCGACTGCATCGTCCCTAGGATGGTTGCGATCTCGACCTTACGAAGCAGAGTCTCCGCCGTGTCGTCGGCGCGGATCACTGCCTCCGTCAGGTTGCAGAACTCACGGCTGCGAAGGATGATCTCTGAGCAAGGATTGGTTCCGAAGTCATGGTTTGGATCGCGACGACCGGTGCTGACCGCCTGGTTCCTCGACGCGTACCGAGAGAAGACACCACGCTCGCCCGACTTCGACACGTACAGCGACTTCCACTCCTCCATGAAGACGCCGACGTCGATCGACTTGTCTCGAGCCACGTAGCTGTTGTTGGCTAGAGCTCTCTGCGGCTCAGTCACCCACCACTGCCCGCTCTTAGCCTCTCTCATTCGACTGTCGTCCAAGTCGGACAGCGAGATGAGAGCGGACCTACGCACTCCGCCGACTACGACCACCTCGGCGATCTTGCAGACGATGTCGTGGCACTCGAGCGTGTTGAGCTTTCGGCCAGCGGCGTTCTTAAACGTACGGACGACGAAGTTGAACACGTCGACCAACGGATCGGGTCCAGACGCGCGCCCACCGAAGGTCTTTAGCGGCGCTCCGGCTGGGCGGACGCGCGTCACGTCCCACTTCGGGACCTGCCCGGCGTAGAGGAGGTGGATTAGTTCTCGAAGAGACTTAGCCCAGCCCAGCTTGCTGTCGGCGACGACGACGACTGTGTCGGAGTCATAGAACTTTTCAGCGACTACGGGCAGCTGCTCGACGTACTTAGACTCTACGGAGAAGCCGACGCCAGTGCCGCACATGAGGATGTACATGATCTCGTCGAACGCCCTCGCGTTGTCGATCGCGACGTAGGAGCAGTTGTAACCGGCGATGTGGTCGCGCTCGAGGGCCGGACCGGCAGTCATCATGCAGCGCATCGACGGCATGACGTCGAGGTTGAGGACGGCGTCCTCTAGGCGAGAGCGAGTGGCGTCGTCGAGCTTGTCTCGACCGAGGTGCTTCTGAAAGAAGTCGAAGTACCGACCGACCGTCTCAGTCCACGTCTCTCGGCGGTTCTCCTCGGGTATCCACCGCGAGTATCGCGAGAGGTGAATGAACTGCTGCATCATAGTCGGTAGGTGATTCGACATCCGCTACTCCTTTTCTATAAAATCTACTATCTCTGGAAACACAGGCGCGATGGCTTCGGCACACTCTCTAGCGACAATGCGGTGCTCCAGCTGCGTTCCGTTTCCAGAGCGCAGCTGAACGTAGTGAACCCAGCTTCTGAGTGTGCCGCTCATATATATTCGCGACTGCATCATCCCTTCAGGCAAAACCGCTCTCGCGACCTCTTTTGCCACTCCTTTTCTCACTGCCCACTGGTACGCTCGAATGCTGCCGGCGATGACATCCTCCTGCATCTTAGTCCAGTTCTGCTTGAGGTCCTCGTCGGTGGCAGGTAGGCTATTCTGACGATTCTTCGTGTCCTGCATTCGCGCTTCTCTCGCGATCAGACCAAGTTCTAGAGTCGGGTCGGCGTATCGCTGAGAGAACTCCTGGAACGTAAACGATCGGTGCCTGAGCATCTGTCGAGCGATGTCTCGAGAAGTGACGATCTCTAGAGCCAGCGACACCATCTCGAACGGCGACCAGTGCTTGTGCGTGATTAGGTAGCGCACCAGCTTCTCGCACGAGTCGATGTTGTTGATCTGACTGCTCGGGTTAGAGACTCGAGCGACGTACGCGACCTGCTTAGTCAGACTCAAGTCGCTGTCGATCATCTTTGTGCAGGATACTAACTTAGCGGTCATGTCTTCTTCCAGTCCCTGATGGCTAGTTTAAGCGCGAGTCCGGATCGAGCGTTCTGGTCTATGACGTGCATCACTTCGGACAGAGTGACGCCGTCCATCACGGCCTCGTTTATGTCCTTGTACTCCCATGACGCCGGCCACACCACGCACGTGCTTCCGCGCTGTGCCTGACGCTCTATCAGCTTCACGACCTGCTCGTTCCTCGGCTGGTTGTCGAACACGAGCACCGCTCTCTCGAGCGGAAGCATGTCTACAGCTCGCTGAAAGTCGGTGCCTCCGGCCGCGATGGCGTTGTCGACCAGCATGCTGTCGAACTGACCCTCCACCACGTACACTCGGCGGTCGACGTTGACGCGGTCGAGTCCGTAGATCATGGCGTCTTCTGACAGACGCACCACGACGTACCTGAGCTTAGACGTGCCTAGGTCTCGACCTGAGACGCCAGTCAGCTCTCCCCGTGTGTTTCGATACGGTATCACTACGCGAGCGCCAGGCATCAGTCGACCACGGTACGCGTCGTTGAGCTTCTCAAAGACTCTCATGTCCTCGCAGTAGTATAGGTCGCTCCAGCGACTGCGCGGTATCATTCGTCCCTTGAGGTACTGCGCCGCTCTGTGAGTGGCCGGAAGGTCGGACATTGGTGTCAGACCGAGCTCCATGAGGTCGGTACGTGTCTTCTCTATCGAGACTGGCGATGGAGACGGTATCGCGACGGCGTAGCTGTTGGACGACTGACTCTCACGAAACTTCTCGAGCTTATACTCTCGGTGAAGAAGTGGGTCGACCGTCTCTATCAGACCGGACAGAGACGCGCTGTGCGAGCAGTTGTGGCACTTGAACGAGACGCGACCCGACTTCTCGTAGAGGTAGCCGCGAGCCTTGTGTTTGTTCTTCTGCGAGTCGCCGCAGAACGGACACCTGAAATTAAACACGCGCGCGTCGACTCGCTTGAAGCGATCGAGCTTACTCGACAGTAGCAGCGCGTACTTTTGGTCGACCAGAAGGCTCATAGCAAACGTAATGGTTAAGAGAGGAGCGCTCGAATATCCGGCAACTTAGACAGAAGGAAACCAGATGCGATCGCCATACCTATCAGATAATAACGCCACTTCTCAAGATTGTCAATACCTTTCTTAAGCTCGGCAGTGACTTTGTCAAACATATCTTTTAGTTCTTTAGTGCTCTCGACGGACTCTCTGCGACGCATCTCGATCAGCTCGAATATGTGCTTAGTGATCTCTTCCTGCTGCGACAGTCGGTTGTCGTGAACAGCGAGGATTCTGTTTAGACCGGTCGAGACCTCCGACAACTTCTCGATCATTAGGTCCATCCGATCGATCAGAGCACTGAGCTGCTCGAAGTCCTTCTTAAGGAGCTCGACGTCGGTCTTGATGTCGTTAGGCTGCCCCATCTACCAGAGCTTCCAGAAAGGCTTGTCTTCTGCGAGAGGAGGCTTAGGTGCCTCGGGCGGCTTGTCGTAGTACTCCTTGTACGCGACCAGTATCGAGCGCTGCTGTATGATGTAGCGGCGCAGCTCGGCTACGTTTATCGACAGGTTCTGATATCCCTGTGGCGTGAGAGCAAACACGACGAACTGACCGCCCTGCTCCTCGATCTCGCGCACTCTAGCCTCGAAGTTCTCCTTCGTCAGTACCGTCCACTCGAGGTTGATCTGCTCGACGGGCTGCACCTCCGGCACGAGAAGCTTCTGCCTCTCGACCATGACGGGCTTCTCGACTATCTTCTGAGTCGACGAGCATCCCGCGACGAGAGCGACGAGGATGATGGCTATGAGTGTCTTCACTTGGCAGCCTGCTTGATCAGCTCTGGGCATATCGAGTTCCTCTCCTTGCCGCTTCGCTCGTCCTCGGTGAGTGGGCTTCCCGTCGCGATCTCGTTGCACCTGAGAGCCAGGTGAGTGCCGCGATTGATCTTATCCTGAAGCTTCTGCGGGTCCTTCATAGCCATCGAGCCGACGTCTCTAGGCTTACCACCCGGACCCTCGCGAAACTTTCTCTCGAGGTCGCTCACGTCTCGCTGAGCGCTTCGCATCTCGACGTTGAGGTTGCTGTTGATCTCGCGCATCTTCTCGATGTCACGGTTGGTCTGCTCCATGACTGCCTTCTGAGAAGCGACGACGTTCTCGAGCTTAGCCTGATTCTCTCTAGCGATCTGTAAGTCCATGCGAAGCATCTGAACGTAGATGATGCCACCAGACATCGCCGACACCAGGAACAGTGCGATCGCTAGCTTGAGTCCCAGGCCGGCAAACACGCTCAGCGCCTCCTAGGCTTCTCTGAGAGGTGGAGGTACTCCTCGCCACCGTTACCGCCGTCTCCTCCGTTACCTCTCGAGGAGCTCGACTTACCGACGGGAACCTTCTTACCCAGAGCCTTGTAGTGGACCATAGGGACGGGACGCTTCCTACGAAGAGTCGCCATCGGACGCACACCGGGCTCGCCCTTAGGTCCGACGCCCACTCCGTGGATCGCGCC